ACGGCATTCAACGCAGCGGTAGATCAATTTTCCACTAGTGATAATCTCGCTATGATCGGCTAGTTTAGATAGATGAAGATGAAGACAATCAGTCATTTAGTTTATCCTTGAATACTTGCTCGGGGCCTGACGCGGGAAGGGCGGCGAGTTCCTTGATGCGATTCGCTGCCCAATTTTGGGCGATGTGTCTATCACTCGTATACTGAATCCACTTCGACGCTTCATCCCTCCGCGCCTTGGCTACAACCTGCTCCGCTTGCACTGGACCAATCCATCCTTCGACAATTAGATCAGCGCGGTATTTTTCCCGCGTCCTTTGGTCGTGCTCCTCGGCTCGCCGGATGGCGTCGGGAGAGAGGGCGAGGATGCGCTTTGCGATACCCTTGGACATCGGAATCTTGTCTTGATCCTCAGCTTCGGCAGCCGCATCCCGCAGCGCCTGCCCGCGAGCTACTACATCGCGTTCGGCGGTGAGGGCGTCGATGGTGTCGAGCGCATCTAGCGAATCTTGAGCACTCCATTTGTCAGGATCGCGTAGTTCGATCATTCGTTCCGGTGTCAATTTCATGGCTCGACCTTCCTTCCGAGAGCGCAGAGAAGTTCGTCGGCAAACTCCCGTACTCCCGATCACAACTCCAAAACTTTCCTAATAAATGCAATAGCCGATCCGTCGAGAACTGTCTTCTTAGCCTGATATTTCTGTGATTTGATTACATCGCACTTTCGACAGTTTCTCCTATTGCGATATTTTCGCGTGTTTGTTTCATCGAATGGGTGCCCACGCTTAACAATGGGTCTTACTAGCGCAAAATTGCCTGCCACGAATTACCGAATCCCTTACGTTTTCTTTATCAGTTCCAAGATAGAGATGCTTTGGATTGAAACAGGGAGGATTATCGCATTTGTGCAGAACAGCCCAACCAAAGAATAGCTGCCAAGCGATGCGCCCTGATGCGCTTTCCTTTGTAGTAAGCTATCCCGTATCCTTGGGTGTGACGGCCATTGAGCGGCCAATTCCAACATCCAGTATTAGGATCGTAATTCAGCTTTCCAAGTAATCCGATGAGGCGAAATGGACGTTTGAGCTTATTCATTCCAAGACCTTCTTAATGAATTCAATCGCTCTGCCAGTCAAAACATCTTTCGGAGTAAATCTCAGTACCCTGAATCCGAGCATAGCGGCGTGATTGTATTTGCTCATATCTGCAATAAAACCAGCGCCTCGGGTGTGTCGGCCTTGCGTGAAAACCGCTCCCTCAATTTCGATCATCCAATCCCGATTATGTTCACTGTCCCAAATGCAGAAATCCGCTCGCCATTTCCGATCCGGGTGAAACTTATATTCTTTGGCCCATCGCACATAGCCGCGAAGTTCTTGAATCTGCTGCCAAAGTAGAATCTCGGCTTCATTCTTGATCTTCATGTCTCCATTTTACCCTCGGATGAATCTCGGCATGACAGTGCCGACAACTCCAAGCTAAATTCGATTTGCACCAGCACCGATCATCGGTATTACCGCCCTTGATGTGATGGAGATGTCCGTACCAGCCGGGATACCAAACGCAGTCTTTCGACACTCTCAACTGGCATAGACCTTTGTCACGCTCGAAAATCTCGGCTCGTCTCTGCCGAACGTCATCTCCGAACAAAAATTGATGCCCGCTATGCGTGATATAAGACCTAGGGTCCGAGAAACCGGCCCCGGCAGTAGCTTGTCGATCCCAATCGTGCTTTTTGCGTGTTATGGCGTTGCTACTTTCGCCTTTTCCGGCCCCGCTAGTCGGTTATAGATCGAATCGAATTCGGGATTCATCGAGAGCCACATCTCTTCCCGGCGAGCGCTCTGCACTTCGATAGTCAACTGCCGAACCGTTTCGAGCGCCACGGCAAGTGCCGCTTCCTTGCGTTGCGTCTCGATGCGCATGGCTTCGAGGAGCGGCCTCCGAACAGGTTGCGCCAGTTCCGTCAACTGCGTTTGAATCTTTGTAGCAATCGGCGGAATTGGCTTTTTCTTGTCGAACATTCACACCCTCAACACATCATCGCTTTCCGTTCGTTCGAGGAGACTATCCCATCCAATCCTGACATGGAATTGAGTCTAATCATACTCGTAACACACTGTCATCCTCAGTCCGCTCCAAAAGAATAATCAGGGATTCATACGTCATAACCCTCGGTCCATGCGCCTTTTGGAACTTATCATCCGAATCGAAGGCTTCGACGGCAATACCATTAACTCGTGCAATTCTGCGTATTTGGACCATCCAGCGTTCGTAGAGACTGAGAGGCATTTGCTGGTAAATGCTTCGCCAAAGATCATTTTCGGGCATTCTTTTTCCTTTTTTCTTTGTTACCAATTACTTTTTCTAGGAATTCCTGCGCGGCAGGATGGGTGGCCATTAGATTTTTGGCGAATTCGACTCCTAAATCGGTCATTTTAAAAGCCGGTCCTCCATTCTTCGTGGTGCGTTGCATTAAATCTTGCCCACAAGAAATATCCAGATTAAGAGCAATGCCGGAATGCTTATCTTCGAAATATTCATGGAATCGATCCAAATTTGCGCCAAATACTCCGTTCTTCCTAAGTATCAGCGCGATTATGTCAATAACCGGCACAGGAATGCCTGTCTGTAAATGAAGTTGTTCAATATTCTCCCCCACAAAACAACTGAAAATTAGGATTATCCCAATTGTGTGCTCGATGGAGCCTGCTTCCGTCCCAACCAATTCCGGTATTGTTAGAACCTCACTCACATCTTCGAGTGTGGGAATGTCAGTCCGGCTAAATTTGCTCATTTCATCTCCCGATACAGGTAGCACGGGCAATATTTCACTTGCGCCGTATCGACGATTGCGAGACAATCCTTTCCGTGGTGGTGCTTCGTTTTCGGGTGCCCGCAGACACAGAGTTCCTTGGCGTTCCGATATTCATTCGGGGATGTGCTTTTTGCCATGCGTCCCACCTACATTGAGCGTCACAATAAACCTGCACCCTCCGACTTTTAGGCCGGAACCTTTGCCCGCAGTTCGGACAGACCTGCTTTGGATGGTTGAGGCGCACCGTAGAGTGACATTGCTACGAATTGCTACGCGATGTCAAGAACTTTCTTCCCGACTTACGATATTTCACCCACACAGGATCGGATAATCGTTTGTAGGGCCTCTTTGACCGGATCAGCCGGTTCGACCGGCACCTGAACTACGTCCTGGGCCTCCCACCGGCAGTTCCAGCACATCTTCGATTGTTGCGCTTTCCAACCGCCACAAATCGGACAGGTATTTTCATTCATAGTCGAATTCCAAAAGCTCGCTCAAAAGCATCTCGTTGCCGATTCCTCTCGGAATTGATGTCTTTATCCGTTGATTTTGAGTTTGGAATCTTTTTCGAGGTAGCGATAGACCGAATTGCCTGAGCGATTTCTGCGAAGGCTTCGGGGTTCAATGGTGGTTCCTGTATATATGGCGGTTCGGGGGCAACCTTTGCCCCCTTTTCGGCCTTAAAGGGTGCAACCTTTGCCCCCTTTAGCGGCAACCTTTGCCCCCTTTGGTTGATGAAGTTTTCCACAATAACCTCATATTCTGTGGATTTCCCACGGCCCCCCAACGCATTGCCGAGAGCACTGATAATGCCCCAGTTTTCTAGATTTCGTCTAGCGTATCGAACACTACGCTCCGAATATCCAGTTCTCTGTACAATGCGTCGTACACTAGGCCAGATGTGACGGCCCCAATCGTCGGCATGTTCACAGAAACAAATAAGTATTGATTTTTCGCGGCGAGGAATTTTTAATGCGGAGGCTTGTCCAACTAATTTTCCTGACGTACCTTCCTCCCGAAACAGGAAGAGGGCCAGGGTGGTTTCGGGCACCCCGGCCCTGGAGCGAAACCAAAGATCGGGCGATTGCACGCTCGATCCGATTCGGGAGCATAAAAGGCTCGCCGGTCGGCGTCAAGTGTTTTCTTATCCCTCGATGTCGATATTGAGTTTCATGGCCGTTTCGATCAGGCCGCGTTCGTATTCAGCCGCAACGCGCCAATAGACCGACTTATCTTTCAATTGAAAGCGCTTCGAGTCTGTATCTAATAGATATTGCTCGATTTGCGGCACGGCGAGCAATCCGGCGACCTTGATGTAGTGACCGTTGTACTCTTCCGGTCGAGAGATTACGATTTTCTTCTCTGGCTCGACCTGAGTTAGAGCATCGACAGCGATTTTTCGAACCTTCGGATCGTCGGAATTCGCTTTTTGCGCGAGCGTCTTGTTGACGACATCCTTCTGCTTCGCTTTCCCTTCCTCGAAGGTCATGCCGTGTTCCTCGACATCATTTCCGATAGCCAAGTTGAAAATGATGATAATGGCGTATTTCCGGCACCCGGTCATGGCTTTGTAAATCGATTTATCGGTCCCGTCGTATCCGTCTCCGGGGAATGTCCAGGTTCGATGCTCGCCGGATTCCGTGTCTTCGACGGTCCAATCCATCAACACTTCGGAGATATAGCCGCTCCGACCGAGATTCCCGTCTTTGCCGACACGTTCATGCGCCGTTCGAAGCGAAGACCTGAGCGTTCCTGTTAGGATCAGTTTATTGCCGCTCAGAAGTTTGTTGACCGCAACGACGGCATCCTCGATTCGGAGATAGCTCGACCCTCCCATATCGGTTCCGAATTTCCCGCGTTTCTTCACGACGGCAACTTTCTCTTGAATATCGAGAATTTTTTGCGCGAGAGTTCGTTTCGGGGCTTCTGGCGCTTTCGTCTCTTCACTCATTCATCACCCTCACTTTCGAGATCGTCCCATGTAGCCGGTTCGAACGTCGAACAATCGCAGGCCGTCCTCGGCATCGAATAATGGCATTCACCGGAATTCGCATGCCAAAACGCCGGATGAAGGCAATTTCGGCAGGGATGATCCGGTTCGATCACATCTCGATTGGCTCGCGATTCATATTCCTCAGCGGGTGTTTTAATTTTATTTCTCCTTTTTATGTTGGACGTTCGAGTCGCATTGCAATGTCGATAAGTAGATCGTTCCATCTGACCGGGAATCCGATGGACTTCGATAGCTCCGATAGTTCCGACTCTTCGCTCAAAAAATCTCCAACGGAACTTAAATCGGTAACCAATACAGAATCAAGACTAAATCCCATTGTTCGAAGTAAGGAATCCATGCTTTCTCTATGCCTATGGACGAGAGTTGAATCAGCAAGTTCGATTCGCTTTACATTACTAAATCGATGTTTTCGTATATTTGGTTCTGATTTGTCCATATTTTCAGTGCCTCGAATCTAGTTTCTGAATCGCTTGTTCGGCGGTCGCCCAAATATCATCGAGCGACTCGCCGCGTGCGCAAAGTACCTGGATCAGTTCGAGCAGTTGTCGGACCGAAGTGGTTTTAACCGGCCTTCGGGATGGCATAGATAACTCCTTCACGAGCGTAGACATTGTGACTCCTTCGGTATTTCCGCTTGAGCGCCTGAACGAACGCGTTCACCGGGTTTCGGAGATCAAGTTCTCCATTCAAGCGGATTTCGATGCTTTTCCCGGCCTCGATGTCCTGTACGGCGTTTTTCCATTCGGGTGTATTCCGAATGATGCCGGACTGTTTCGGACGCGGAGGATTCTTTGCGGCTTTAACTCCTGTTCTACGTTTCGACATCGTTGTATCCCTCCCAGGGCGGTAGTTCCGGCTCGATGCCCAAGCAAAACTTTTCGGTGATGGCTTCTGCCGCTTTGCCCAAGCTGATTTGACCGTTGGCGAAAAGGTGCATGATTGTTCGACCGCTCGGGTCGTGTTTCAGGAATTGGAATAGCGGTTCGTGACACACTTTCTCCCAAGTCAGTAATCTTTCGTAGTACTGGACTCGGAGGGCTAACTTTTCGAGTCGATCCCCTTCGGGAGTGCCTTTAGCCGCGTTTGAGTCAATCAGTTTCTCGATTTCCAGGAGTGCTGCTTTGTATTCCTCCCGAGGCATGTATCCTTCTAGCGCTTTGATTTTCATTTAGGCCGCATCCGTGTTGACTGAGTTTAGGTCCGTTCGAATGCCGGTCGTGTAATGGTACTTAATCTTCCGGCCTTGAACCTTGTGCGGCCCTCGTGGTTTCGGTTGCCCAAGTTTCTGACTTTTCGGGAAAACTGCGAGCACATAGTCTCCCGGCGCAAAGCCTGCCTCCCGGTCGAAACTGACAATCTCGCGCTGGACAGCAGTCGGCACCCGGTAGCGAATCGCTTTCTTGCCCTTGACGATATAGGCAACCGTCAAGGATACGAGCACGCCATCGGCCTTCATCTTTCGTTTCGAAGCGACGGCCATTGCGCACGAAGCATGACTTCGCACGGCGGCGGATTCGGAATCGTTTGCCGTCACTTCGATGCTCAACGGTTGTTTTCCATCTTCGACGCTATCGACTTGCGGGAAATACCGCTTGACGATGATTAACGCTCGATCTGTTCGCTCTTTCATTAGACACGCTCCATATCGGACCCGAGAACCGTTCGAATACCGCTCGTCTCGTGCCGGAATTTCAACGGCTTACCTGTTCTTTTCTCTGGACCCTTCGGCGGTCTTTCCTCGCCAAGTTTCATTGATGGTAGTGTAGTCGCTAGTTCGTATTCTCCCTCCGCGAAACCGGCGTTGCGGTCGAAACTAACAATTTCGCGTTGAATGGATGGAGGGACTCGATAGCGATACGCCTTATTACCTTTGACGATGTAGGCAGTCCCAATCGAAACAATCACTCCATCGGCCTTCATCTTGCGCTTACAGGCGACCGCCATTGCACAGCCTTCATGGTTTCGGACGGCGGCGGAATTGGAGTCTTGTTTCGTGACTTCGACGTGGATTGGCTTGTCCGCTTCCTCGACGGACTGAACATTCGGGAAGTACTTTTGAACAATCGACAAGGCTCTACTCTTGTGTTTGCCGTTCAAGGCAATGCGATTCACTTTCGTTGACATTTCGATTCTCCTTTATCGAGCGACGTAGAATTTACGACCGGATGTCGGCTTCGCAGTCGTAGGTTGGATTAGCTGGTCATGGAGTCGATCAAGTTCCGATTCGATTGTCGAACGCATCTTCTCGAAAGCATATTCGAGGAGCGCGGGAGGAATTTCGGTTGAGTGACCATTGGTCGGTCGGATGCCCAACCTATTTCGCCATCTAGGAGTTGAACCGATAGGCAATCCGGTCTTGAGGTTGATCAGAACGTGATCGGGATTCTTCTTGCCGTGGTTCACGCGGCCCGTCTGCGAAGCGAACCATTCGTTGCATGTCTTGCAAGTGAACTGAGCTTGACTCGGAATCTTGCCATTGGCAGGCAAGAATTTCGGGTATCTTGAGATTACTTCACCATTCATTTTCATTCTCCATTCTGTCGGCGTATAGGCGTTCCTTCATCCATCCTCGGAAAATTCGCAGCAAAAACCATTCTTCGAAAATTCACCCGGATTTTTTGAAAGTCCGAGAAAACGGGACTCGTAGACTCTTTCGGAGGGTTTTCCGAGTCCCGCCTCTCGGAGCACGTAGGAGCAACCAACAGCAGGAAAAGATTACACTATCGAGTGTCGTTTGGGAAGTGAAATGTATTTTTTACTTGTTATAGCACCCCAACTGACATAAAATGGCGCTATTATGAAACCAAAGCGGACGAGATTCGAGATAGGTCAAGAGGGGGAACTGGCAGTTTACCAACTACTTTGCTCGGTTTATGGTCGCAAAGTGCAACGCATGCCGTACAATCATCCGTTTGATTTACTGGTAGACGGACTCCGGGTAGACGTAAAGACCGCTAATCCCCATCGGACAAGCAAACACCATAAAGACTTTATTAGTTGGTGTTTCAATATTCACAAAGCGGGAATCGTCCTTAGCTCTCAAGCGGACTGCTATGTATGTAGGCTAGAGGGGGTTCCATTTTCGCGTACGGCAATCCACTTAGCGTTCGTTTCGCCCATCACGGTCCCGACAATCATTATCAGTATGCGGTCCCTATTAGACCAACGGTATGCTAAAGAACGGGAACAATTTAGAGCACTCACGGAGGGTACCCTCCGGTTATCCTACCAGAAATAGCGAATACTTTCCCCACTACTCACTTTTCACTTGACACTTTTCACTCTTTCGCGCATCTTATCGAACGTGGCAGAACGCATGCCCAACTGGAGCGAAACCCAATGGCAGAGCAAGACAACGTGATCACGCTCAAACCTCCCGACATTGGGAGGAAGAGTGTCGTACTCGGCAAGATTCTCACGAACGCTCAAATCCATGTGGCGATGGACATTATCCGGGATGAAGAGATAACCGGGAATGACCGCGCACCCGAGAGAATCGCGCAAGAAGTTATCCTGCCGATTCTCCATTCAATCAACAAAATAACCGGACAGGAAAATGATCCTGCCTATCTCGGATACGCCATAGCCTTTGCGCTCCGTCCGCATTTGATTGGTGCGGAGTCCGACGCGTTCGATTGCGGGGATCCGTCGATATGCGAGTGATTTGTGCCTTGCTCTCAACAGCCGTTCTGTTTTACCGGGAATGGTTTGGACCGCGTACCGAGGAAATAGCGCGGGAGACTTGGAACGCGTGTTTACGGAGGAAACCGTGACAGTACACCTATTCGGTATCGGGAGAACGAGAGCGAACGAGTCATTCCCATTTACCGCTTGGGATGATTTATACGCTCGGATCAAATCGCATCTCGCCAGTAATGACGTTTCGCTTTTGTGGAACGAAGACGAGACGGAAGCAACGGTTTTAGTTGGCGGGTTTCGGCCCGTTGGAACCGTTGTCCTAACCGAAGACCTGCCGGAGTGAGCTTTGCGGGTATGGCACGTCACAAACCGTGCCAATCCCGGAACGCGCACAACGTTCCAAATCTGAACGATAGGAGCAAACCAACTATGTACGATTTGTACTTTACTTCCTATGGGGAACAAGGGATTACGCAAGCGGGAAGAGACTTCATTCAATCGATTCTCATTCGCCGTCCCTTGTTTCCGCCTCTTGACGTTCGCCTTGCCCAACAAAACGGACTTCGGGTGTCGTTCGCGGACAAAGATGCTCTCGACTACGCGGACGTGGACATAACGGACGTTGCTGATCCGGGAAGCACGTCAACGGAAACGGGAGACTGGAAACCGATGGATGCGCCAATCGGGACTCCGGGATACGCGGACAACGGACCGTGTGACGATTTGGAAGACGATTCGCCCGATGAAGCACTCTGCGATTCGATCATCGATGCAGAACTCGATACACTCGATACGGACGGCGAAGCGGAGGAGATGTAGTCCTTTGCGGGTGCGGCATGCCCAACAGCGTGCCAATCCCGGAACGGATTATCGGTTAGCTAGGTAAGGGGACGAAGTAAAAAACTTCTTAGTTATTCGATAACCGTTCCAAATTCTAACACATAGGAGAGAAAACCAAACATGCCACGAACAGCGAAAGCGAAAGTAACCCCGAAGATGCGCAAGCGGACGCGAGCGACCAATGTGCACGTACACATCCATCCCCCTGCACAGCCGTCCGAGGAAGAGAGAGCGGAATTCATGCAGGAATTGCTTGGCTCTGAACCCGATGGTTTGTCGGATGACGGCCCGGATTCCGACTCGCTCGCGTAAGGCGCATTGCCGATAGGACTCCCAAATCGGGAGTCCCTTCGGGAACGCACGCCTAGCACGATGGTGGATTCCAGAACGGGAGGGGAACCAATGGCGTTAGGTAGTTTGAAGTGGGCGAACAAGATGTTCGCGTGGGAGGCAGGCGAGCTAACCGAGGAAGAGACAAATGAGCTATTCCAACACCTTGTCGATACCGGGTTAGCTTGGCAATTGCAGGGGATGTACGGAAGGGAAGCGGCCCGGAGAATCGCATCGGGAGAGATTCACGAAAATGCTAATCGAGCTTACTAGAGCCGGGAAGATTCATGCGTCCACGATGATTCCCAATCCGACCAAGTGCGCGGCGATGCGGACGAAGACCTATCCGTACGCCGTGCGTATCGAAGCCACAGACCGAAAGCTATCACCCGAAGGCTATATCTTCAATAACGAGCGAATCCAAAGCTATTTTGATCATCGCTTTGGACATCTCGCGAAGCCTTGGCATGCGGAGTCATGCGAAAACATGGCTCTTACAGCCTGCCATGAGTTAGCTCAAATCATGCTTAACGAAGGAATCGAGGTTAAGTGTGTGGAATGTCAGATACTTGGAAGCAACGGAGCAAAGATTCGAGGAATCTGGAATGCCGACAATCGAATGGAGGAAACCAACAGTGACAGGATTTCTGAGAGCATTACTCGCGGAGTGTGAGCGAGAGCACAAAGCATCGGGAGACACGGGAGACTGGCACGTCTGGTACGCGGCTTACATGACTCCCAAGCTTTCCGAATGGCAAGTTAACACGTATGGAAGCTTTGCGGGCGAGGTAGCTTGTCCATACAAGGCGGAGACCAATGGCAAAAAGAGCACGTAAGTGGGCGATTCGATGCGCCAAGCGATGTAAGGGATTCGCAATCCGGGCAGGCATTACTTGCCTAGCGGTCTTTGCGGTCCTAATCGTTTTGGCGAACACGGGCGAAGCAATCACGGTAGGAGTAGCGTTCGAGAGGTTAGCGGAGGCACTTGGATACGCTACAGCGGACACATTAGCGGAGTGAACGTCCTTCCGGGATTCTCGAAAGAGAGTCTCGGGGGATGCGTTCTTTTTGCATCAACAGCCGACCGATAGGAGCGAAAACCGATGAAAACATTAGCTTTTGTAGTGATCGAAATTGATCCTGATGCCAAACCGAAAGCGAGTAGCACAAGCCCGATGGGCACAGCGGTTAATCCAGTTACGGGAGAAACGGCACAAGCTTTTCATATTCAAATCTTCCCGAATGACGTAAACGGCGAAGCATCGAAGCTAACACCGGAAAGCCTGAAAACGAGTCTCGCGCATGAACTGGGACACGTAGTGGCGAGTCTTGCGCACACCAAAACAAACGCGAATGATCCACGTAGTAAACCGATGGGCAATCGCTGGACAGAGCATCCAGCGGAAGCAGTCATCGAATCGGAACGCGAAGCTTGGGAAATAGCGCGTCTCATCGCACCCGATTTGGACGAATCGGAAGCGAAGCGCAATTTCGATAGCTACGCGGACCATCGCGTAGAACTCGATTCAAAGCTCAAGTCTGCGATTCTGATAGATGCGCTAGTCGATTCGATTGACAATTTTTCGGAGAGGAAGAGGGTAAACTGAATGTTGACAATCGCATGGATTGCGTTAGGGATAGCGGCAATTCCGGTAATCGGGTGCTTAGTTTGGCATCTACGGATACGCTTTCCCGGTTGATTCTGTTTTGCGGGTGCGGCATTCGGAAACGGTGCCAATCCCGGAGGATAGAACACGATGCGAACGGCGATTACGCTTGCAACGCTTTTGGTAGCGGCTTGGTTCTACATGCCGAGGATTCGACACGCGAAATGGGACGGTAAGCGGTTTAACTGTCCTATTAACACTGACATATGGGCCGATGAAAGCGAAGCATTGGCAGGGAAAGATTACGTCTATTGCATCCCGGAACGTCGATAACATGTGCGAATTACTGGAACTCGTTTTCGGTCTATGGCTTATGTCGCTCATTGGCCTTGTTACGCTTTACGTTCTCTGGAAGATTGTCGAATGGCTAGCTTTCGGACACAAACCGAACATTCGGCCTTGACTCCGAATCCCCGATAGGCGCATTCTCTCGGCATGGACGCGAAACCTCGGTTATCCCCAGTTGAGCAACGCTCGATCATGCTCGACACTTCGACACTCCTAGAACGCATTACGCTTCGATTTAACGCATCCATCCCAATTCCGATGCTCTCGGACCTGAAACACGCCATTTCGATGCTGCGAACGCACGCCAACGCCAGTAATGCACGTTCTACGGCCCGGCCTTGAACTCCAAACCTCACGCAAAGCGTACTAGCGCGGCCACTATTGCTCACATCGCGAGACTTAGGCGCTTGAGTGAAGAGGAGCGTAAGGCTTGGGGTATGCGGTTGTTCGCAATCTATAGCGGACGTAAGACTCAAGAAATGTATAGGTTACGAGGTATTGATGCGATGGCGCACGCACGCAAGTTTCGATGGCCGAAGAAAGACGGTCAGGCGAAGGCGAAGCGAAGCAAAGTACTACCGATTGCGTAAGTCATTCAATCTATAGGTAGATGCGCGTTCACGTCCTATAATCAACAATCTGTTACTAAGTTGGGCATAGACGCTCGTAACTCTCTGATTCTAAGACAGTAACGTCTCTAACCATCCCATCGAGGAAAGTGCAAGCCACCGCGTTCGCAGATCGGCGGCGGGAAACTGGCTACTGCTAAGCCAATCCGCATAAAATCCCCATTTCATGCCCAACTTGTTCGTAATACAAATTTGCTTGACAACGTAATACGGCTGTGTAATACGTAATACAGATGGCGCGTAATACAGTGACGATCAGTTTGAGATTGGAGCCGGAAGAGGCGGCTGTGTGGCGGGAGCGGGCGTTTGCGAGTGGGGAGCAGACGTTAACGAATTGGATTCGGAAGCGGTGCAATATCGATGGGGCAGAGCCGCGCAGAGCGGGACAGATACCGGTTCCTGTCGAGGTTGATGTTCGGCAAAAACCTCCATCTCGACAATCTGTTTCCAACTCGGCTGAGATGCCGACTGCCCCGACCAAGATGGAGGAAAGTGTCGAAGATCATCGAGATTCGGACGTGTCAAGGGGTGGAGAAGTACCTACTCCGAAGCGACGGGAGCCTATGCCCGTGGAGGCTGGTGGGGGACCTTGCGATCACGATTTCGGGTATGGGGTTGGGAAGTGCCCATATGGGACGTGCCGAAACAGGAACAAGAAGGCCAAGGTTCGATGTGAGCATGGAACGGAGAAGGGATTCCGATGTTGGCAGTGCGGAGGGATGGCGAAATGCTGAGTGATTTGGAGCGGGAAGAGGCTCGGTATCTACATCCGAGAGAGCACTATACGGTGATTGAGGAGCATACAGGGGAGTCGAAGTGGCAGACGTGCATGTGCCGGAGTTGTCAGGACAAGCGGGAAAGGTTGGCGCAGCGGGTTGATCCCCCGGACGAGTTTTGATCGATGGTCCGAATTGGCACGCCGGTTCCTGCGATTCTAGAGAAAGGCGATTGGAAGAAGCCGAAGGCTGACCGCGCCCGATTGCGCAAGATGCTCGAAGAAGGGCAGTTGATGCAGAGGGAGATTGCGGATCGATTGGGAGTGACCCGAGAGCGGGTTAGGCAATTGTCGAATAAGTGGGGCTTCGGAACGGGCCGAGAGCAGACAGCAAAGCGTAAGTTCGAGCGGATGTTGACCGGGATGGAGAAGAATCGGTTTTACCGTAGGGCGATTGAGGAGGGATTCGAGGTAAATTGGAGTCCCGAAGGGCCGAAATCGTTCATTGTTGGGACGAAACTAGTTCGAGTACGAAGTGCACCGAGTAAATTTATTCGTGGTTCCTACAAAGTGATCGCACTTCGAGCGCCGCTTCGACCGGCTGATATTTGCGCTTGGGAATTACCGGACGGCAGGTTTCTGATTATGCCCCAGGAATTGTGGCCCGAATCGCAGACATGCTTTCGGTTAGAGGAGCCGAAAACAACCAATGGTAGAGTGCTATCGAATGCGCATCATTACCGGGATTACATCGAGGCGTGGCACGTTCTACGGGAGGAACCATGAAGATTTTGGAGCCGGTGGATCAGCAAATAACGATTCGTGGATCGTCTCGATGGCTCGAAGTGGTTGCGGCTCTTGAGAAGTTGCCAAAAGGTTTTGCCTTGCCGGTGGAAACGGATTCGAGGAAGGAAGGTTTGGCTTTGCAGTATTTCATTTTTAACACGCACAATCGTCGCAATAATGGAACTAAGTTCAGGGTTCAGCGTCGAGGGTTGACCGTCTTCATCAGTCACTATGAACCGCCAATCACAGGAGGAAAGATATGATCTTCAATACGAAACCGAAGTTGTACCGGGAATCGGAAGTCGAGGAGCCGGATGAATCGAGGAAGGAACTCGCGGTCAAGGCGAAAACCATCTTGGGCTATTCGGTTTTGGAGCAAACGATTCCGAATCGCTCGTCATCGGAAGTGAGCGCTGTTTTCAAGAAGTTAGGCATCGAGCCGCTGAATGAAAGGCAGGTCCAGAAATATCAACGGTGGTATCGACAAAAGCATTCCGGGACATTCAGTTGGCAGGGTGTGCATTGGGAATCGGCGCGGATAGAGAACTATGCTGAACCAATCCCGGAATTTGTTCTCTCGCGGGCTGTCGAATTGAAGGAACATCTTCCGAACGCCATATTCACCATTGAATTTCCGGTGCGGGAAGAGAGGGTCAGGCCCGATCCATTTCTGGTCATGTACTATGCCGGGATTCGATATTATATCGATGTGTGGGATGAACCGAAATTCGAAGGACGGAGGACGGTCTAGAGGATCGCAATGGAACGAATCTGCGTCGTCGGACTCGGCAAAGTCGGGCGTCCCATCCTCGGCATGCTTCGGGAGAAGGGCTTCCGAGCCTTCGGTTACGATCATATCCCCAAGGATTCCGAGGTGAGTCTCGAACAGGCGGTGGATCGGACGGACGCCGCGATCTTCATTGTGCCGACCCCATCGAAGGAAGACGGGTCCTTCTCGAACGATTGCCTGCTCGACGCGCTCGGCAAATTCAAACGCTCGATTGCCATGAAGCCGGATTATCTGTACATCATCACCAGCACCACAACGCCGGGAAGCTGCGACCAGTTTCGAGAGATAGTCGGCGAAAACGTGGTCTACAAGCCGGAATTCATTCGCCTGGAATACGTCGAAGCCGATCTCCGGGCACCGTCCTTTGTGCTAATCGGCGAGCATCGAAAAGAAGCCGGAGACCGAGTCGAGAGAATCTACGAGAAGATTTCGGATGCCCCGGTCAAGCGAATGTCGCTTATCGAGGCCGAACTTGCCAAGATCACGCTCAATTGTGCGCTAACCATGAAGATTTCACTTGCGAATCAACTGCATCTCGTGGCCCGGAAACTTGGGGCCGATTCCGCAAAGATCATGGATGCAGTCGGAACCGATCCTCGGATTAACAATCGGTATCTCAAACCGGGATGGCCGTATGCTGGACCTTGTCTCGATAGGGATAACCGGATGTTTCAGTACGTTGCCGAACAAGTGGGAATCGAGGCGCATCTTTCGATAGCCGCCGATTCGATCAATGCGATGATCTATGACGAAGATTTCTGAGATCGAAGCCTACTGGAACGCCAGCCCTTGCAACATTCGACATGGCGAAGGCGAAGTCGGAACCGCCTTTTGGTCGCATGGAGTATCGGAGCGTCGCTATTTCGTCGAATCGCATATCCCTGCCTTCGCGGATTTCAAAAAGTGGGATGGCAAAAAGGTTCTAGAAATCGGCTGTGGAATCGGCACCGATACGTTGAAGTTCGCAAGCTCGGGAGCCTTGGTCGATGCCGTTGAACTATCGAGCCGTAGTCGGATCATAGCCATGCAGCGATTCGATGTGGAGGGACTCGGCCATCTTATTTCCATCAACCGGGTAAATTTCTATTTGGCCGACGCGGAGAAGTTCCTTCCCGATGGACCGTATGACCTGATTTATTCGTTTGGGGTCCTGCATCACACGCCGCGCCCGGAAATGGTATTGACGAAAGCGGCTCGACGCCTCGCTCCGGGCGGCGAACTTCGGGTTATGCTCTACGCTCGATGGAGTCTAAAGCATCTGCTCGGGATTCAGCCGGAAGCGCAGGCGGGATGTCCGCTGGTTCGCTGGTACTCGGAACGCTCGGCGCGGCATCTCCTCGAATCGTGCGGATTTCGAGTCTTATCGATTCGAAAGATTCACATTTTCCCGTGGCGAGTTCGTGATTACGTGCAGCATCGGTATACGAAATCGTTTCCGTGGAATGTAGTACCGCATTGCTGGCTCGAACCATATCTCGGCCATCACCTGCTCGTCCGTGCGGTGAAAGCGTGAAAGCCGCCGTTGTCGTCACCACAATCCACGACTGTTCGGTTCTCCTCGACGGCTATCTCCGAAACTTCGCGAAATTCGGGCGTGAAGCGACAATCTTCTTAATCCCTGATCGCAAAACTCCTGTATTTAACATTCCAAAAGGCGTGCTTTGCCCAGAACTCACGACTCAGTTTGATTTCCTAAATGACAGTGGATTCCGCTCGCACGATATTCCAGAGAACTCCGACAATCGGCGCAATGTCGGCTATCTGATGGCGCTTGCCGATGGAGCGGAAATGGTTGTGTCCATCGACGATGATAACTACTGCTCAGAGAATGAGGATTACTTGCAGGCGCATGAGTACGGTTTTTCAAGGTCTGTGGGCTATGAGAAAGAAGGACACTGGTATAATAATCTCGCTTTACTGGATGCTCCTCCATACGAATATCCGAGAGGATTCCCTTTTTTTGCAAGGGGAACAACAAAGTCGATAAAACTACCGTTAACCGAATCTACCGTTAGAATCAACGCCGGGATGTGGATTGGCGATCCCGATCTAGATGCGATGAGTTGGCTACATCTTCCATTTCAGGCAATCCGATGCTCTAGCGAATTAGTACTTGGACCTGAAACTTGGTGTCCGATCAACTCACAGAATACAGCGGTGCATCGGGATTTGATGGGCGCGTACTACTTCGTGCGTATGACCTCGATGATGGATCGATTCGGTGACATTTTCCAGGGATATTTCGCTCTCAAAGTGGCAAAGCACATGGGCTGGACGGCCCGGTTCGGCTCGCCGGTGGTCACGCATCGCCGGAACTCCCATGTCTACCTAAAGGATGTACAGAAGGAAATCGAGCCGATCCTACTCCTCGAAGAACTGCTCCCGAAACTCATAGAAACGAAATTGACCGGCACGACGGTCGAGGAAGCGTATTTGTCTCTTTCGGACTTTGTCGAAAGCCAAGCATCGCCATTTTATTCCGAAACGGCTAGACTGATGCGCATGTGGTCACAAGCCGTAAAGAGGATCGGATGAAATATATATGACGGACAAAGAAATCGTTGCCGATATGCTTAATCGTGCTGGAATAAAGATTCGACCATTAGAAGAATGCTTTTCAAAAACTCGCGATGATGATGGCAGTGGGACGATAGAGATTTTAGAGAAACGGGATACAGGAGAACAATGGATTAGATTCAACTTCAATCCAGACGGAAGCCTGGAAAGCATTGATGGAAGGGATTCCTAGATGGCAAAAGTCATCCTAGCTGGCGGTCCATCGTTCGCGCTCTTTAATCCGTCGCTCCATGCCTCGCTCGGATTACTTTACTTGGCTGCATCGCTCCGCGAAGCAGGCCACGAAGTCAAAATCATCGACTGCCACCGTATCTCGACATTCGACGCCTTGGAAAATAAACTTAAGGTCGATCCTGATCTCATGGAGCCGTGCGATATTCTTGGCGTCTCGATTGTTACTCCGAATGCCGAGTTTGGAGGTCAACTTGCCGCCCTATGGCCTGCCAAGGTCAAAGTAGCCGGTGGGCCGCATGTGACGTATATCATCGAAGGACCGCACGCTCAGTTCAAGCAAAAGAAATATTTCGAAGGTTTCGACTTCCTGATGACCGGCGAGTGCGAGGAATCATTCGTCCAGTTCTGTAATATATGGCAGGCGGGCGGCGATGTAACAAGAGTGCCGGGAGTGACGTGGTTCGGTCCGTTCGGAATGCAACATAATCCCTCTGCGCCGCTTCCCGATGTTACGAAGATGCCTACTCCCGCTTACGACCTTTGGACCAATTATTCGAAGGGAGGACTACAAGTTGCCTCAATCCACGGACAATCTATCGATGCTGCTGAAAGAACTATTGGGTCCCTATGGACAGCGAGAGGATGCCCGTATGGTTGCTCTTTTTGCGCGGATGCTAGGACCAAACTTCGGGAAGAAACGTTCGCCCAAATCGAAGCGGAAGTGAAGGCCCTTGCCGAAATCGGAGTAACGGCACTTCGGGTTTGGGACGATGTGCTGACCATCAAGGCCAAGCGATGCCGGGAATTAGCTGCCTTATTCCACGACTACGGTATGTTGTGGCGTGGATGGAGCCGAGTCAATCTGTTCGACCCGGAACTGTTCAAGGACCTTGCTCGCCTCGGTTGCACGGAACTTGGGTTCGGCGTTGAGCACGGCTCGGCCCGAATGCTGAGAGCCATGAACAAGGGCACTACACCAGAAGCGAATACTAAGGGCATCCATATCTGCCAGGAGGCCGGTATTTCGGCACGGGCCTATCTTTTGATCGGGTTTCCGGGTGAAACTTGGGAGTCGATTCAGGAAATGCAGGACTGGCTGGACACCTGCCGACCGGATGCCGCCAGTTTGCATATGTTCCAGCCGTATCCTGGATGTGAAGTGTGGAACACGCCCGAAAAATTCGGGGTTTCTATCCCACCGGATAAGTTCTCTATGATGTGGGAATTGATGGATGACGACCCGAAAACGACGGTTCTAGACTTACCGACAATGACTACAGCAGAACTTTTCCAAGCACGTAAGAATCTGCACAACTGGATCACGGATAATATCTCTCTCCGGCTTGCGACCCGATGACGACGAAGCCCCTTGGCCGAAAAAACTATGGCAGCATTCCGCATCTTCCGGACAGCCGAATGGGACCAGGGGACCACCATTGCCACGAAGGACAGGAAGAAATTTGCACGAATCGGTTACGGGACCGTCACGATCTTGTAATCTGCACGGAGAAACTTGACGGTTCGAACGTCGGCGTAGCAAGAATCGGAGATGATATTTTGGCTCTTGGCCGTGCCGGGTATCTCGCTCAAACTTCCAAGTTCATACAGCATCAATGGTTTGCTGATTGGGTTAGAAAGAATGAGGATCGTTTTCGGTCTGCGCTACAGCCCGGCCAGCGTATTGTCGGAGAATGGCTTGCTCAAGCGCACGGCACTAGATATAAACTCACGCATGAGCCATTCGTAGTATTCGATCTCATGGAAGATGACCGGCGCTTGCCCTACTCGGCCATCGAACAGCTACAAGATCGTTTTGTGCTCGCGCATGTGATCCAGAAGGGCGGTCCTATTTGTGTAGGACTTGGATTTGAAGAATTGGAGCGTGGCGGAAGAAACGGATTTCATGGGGCCATTGATCCGGTTGAAGGGATGGTATGGAGGATTGAGCGTAAAGGTGAATTCGATTTCATGGCGAAGTTCGTTCGTCCGACTAAAGTTGACGGAGCCTATCTACCGGAAGTTTCTGGCCTTGATCCTGTATGGAATTGGACGCCATGAAACTGAGTATCATCTGTGCAGGCCGAAACGATGGGCATTGCGGAGACTTCATCGACCGGATGAACTGCTCCTTCGAAACGCTTCCATCCGATGCCGAAATCATCATGGTCGAATGGAATCCTCCCGAGGATCGGCCTCCGCTTGCCTCGACGATCCGGCGACGGGGCGTTCGGGTTATTACCGTTTCACGGGAATTGCACAATCAGATGCATGGGCATGACTGGCTTCCGTTCTTCGAATATCGGGCCAAGAATGTCGGCATTCGGAGGGCGCACGGCAACTGGATTTTATCGATGAATCCCGACATCATTTTAGGGCAGGAAATGCTCGAACGTCTCGGGTACGACTTCGATTACCATTGCTGCTACGAGGCTCCGAGACATGATATCAAAGACGGGAAACTCGTTCAGATTACAAGTGGGCCGGGAGACTTCGTTCTGATGCATCGGGACAAGTGGTTCGACCTCCGAGGGTATCTCGATATTGTCAGTTATTCGCATATCGATTCGCTGCTTATATGGAATGCGGAGTCTATGGGCATTCCAAAGGTCGAACTTCCCTGCCCGATCTTCCATCAGGAGCACGACCGTACAATTCATAAAGTGCGCATGTCGATCCACTCTTCCGACCTCCATTGGTTCGTTGGATATAAGAATGACGAGGACTGGGGATTTGCCAAACTCGATTTAGCGGAGACACTGACGTGAAACCGTACTTCCAAGAGGACGGAATCACGATCTACCACGGGGATTGCAGGGAAGTGCTGCCGCAGATCGAGCCGCAGTCCGTTGACTTGATCTTGACCGACCCTCCCTATGATCGAGAATCGCTGTGGATTTATTCAGAAATAGCTAAACATGGGCGTGATCTTCTGAAGGAAAGACGCTTCTGCTATGCGTACTGCGGAGGCGATATGCTTCCCGAAAATATAGCAGCGATGGTCGCTTATCTCTATTGGTTCTGGTTGTTTACCATCGACCACAATGGAGCCCATCCGAGAATGTGGAACAAGTGTCTCATGGTCGCTGAGAAGCCAGTTTTGGCGTTGACCAATGGAATAGTCAGGCAGCAGGACCTCGAGTGGGTATGCACCGAGTGGGCGAATGAAAAAGCGGACAAGCTGTATCACGAATGGGGACAGGGCGCAGGATTTGCATTCGAGCATATAGAGAAGCGAACTAAGCCACTCGATCTAGTGCTTGATCCATGCATGGGAGGCGGCACCACTCTCCGCGCAGCCAAAGATTTAGGCCGTCGCGCTATCGGCATCGAGATCGAAGAGAAATACTGCGAGATTGCAGTTAAACGACTGGCACAGAAAGTGTTCTCTTTCTAATGCGCGTAGCCTTATTGTACCCCTGCGTAGCTGCACTCTGCGAGAAAATGGCGGCTATCTTCCCCGGTCTGACCGTCATCGGCCCCCAGTGCGATGCACTGTACAGTTGGGACAAGCGAATCCTGAATCTGGCAAAGGCCAAGGATCGTGGCAAGGAGTGGCAGGAAGTGGGCCTCGATATCCATTTCGAGGAAAAGCCGTACTCTGAGTGCGATTTCTCGAAGTTTGACCTGTTGATCGAATCGGTCGAGACCTTCGATTATGCTGCCGACTGGAAGAACCATTGTCACCGGGTCGAATGTCCGATTCTGGTCTTTGTGTGCTGGTACGACGGCCCGGGTTACTTGCCTTCAAACTACCGGGAGAAGATTAAAAATCTGCCCATCAAGGTCGGGATGCCGTCCATTGTCCCATCCTGGAAGTCAGCCTATCCCCAAGCCGAATTTGCTCCGGTGCCGGTCGGCGATTGGTTCTTCGAGCGCGAATGGACTGGCAGTCGGGAAGAAGCGCTATTTGTCCTCGCCGGGAAGGACCTTTGGCGACCGCTCGACAAATCAGTTTGTGGCGTCGATCTATTCGAGAAATTAAGTGAACGGTTTCCCGGAAGAATCCATCACCACGATGGGGCGACTGAATTTAAAACCGCGAAACAGATGGCCGAAATGTACAGCGAGTACCGGGTCTTCCTGAATCTCGATAATGCAGCCGGGAGACCGCTATCGACTTCCTTCACGGAGGCTTTGGCAGCCGGTATGCCGGTCGTAGCTCGGGACCTACCGGGACTCAACTACAAGGATTATATCAACGGAAACGGAACCTACACAGAGAATTTCGATACAATGTGCGATTTCATCGACAATTGTTTTTCGAGTATTGGATTCGCCAGGACGTGCAGTATGTACAGTCGAGCCATCGCTCGGGCGGCATTCTCTGTGGCGAATGTTAGACCCTTCTACGAAATCGGAAGGTCGGCATGAGCATTAGTTTGCTTCTTCCGTCTCGTAAACGTACTAAAATATTCTCGCGTATGGTCAAATCAATCCTAGAAACGGCCACGAATGCGGTAGAAATTGTAGCCCGATTTGACGATGATGATTTAGAAAGCGCCAAATCAGCCGAGCAAGACGGCGCAGTGGTAATTATTGGCCCCAGGATTCGTAAGATCACCGCTTGCTGGAATGAATGTTTTGAAGCGTGTACAGGAGACATCGTTTTCCAAAATAATGATGATACCGTCTGGACCAGCAAGGGTTGGGATGTGATGGTCGAAAATGCATTTGCAGAAGTCCCTGATAAAATTATGCTAGTTCACGGAAATGACCGATTTGGACACGGTAGTAATTTTGGGCCGCACGCGGGAGTTCATCGAAAGTGGGTCGATTGCCTTGGTTACTTTATTGCACCGTACTTTAGTAGTGACTTTGGTGATGCTTGGCTTTGCGAACTGGCGAATATGATTGGTCGCCGTCGCTATCTGCCATTCAATATCGAGCATCATCATTTCTCGCAAGGGATGGCCGAGATCGATGAGAATACCGCCGACCGATTACAACGGCACCGGGAGGATGACCCCGACACTCTATACTATAGCCCGGCAATGCAAGCCGAGCGTCAGCGTGACGCTCAGAAACTAGCGAAGTTGATGGACAAGCGACAAGATACGAAGGGCTGGTGTCCTCCGCATAGCAATATCCGAAGCGCCGGGATGTGCCCGAGATGTGAGAGTCTATCGACCGTGTCGGTCGGAGTCGGGAAGTTTGCCTGCAATTGTTGCGGCCAAGGCTTTTGCCGGTGAAACTTGAGTTGCTCGTCCTCACGATGCCATCGAGGGTGGAGTTTCTTCGTCGCCTGTTCATTGCGCTCGAACCACAGATGGCCGGTAATCCGAATGTATCGCTTCGAGTTCGAACATGCGATCCGAAATATACACTCGGCGAGAACCGGGATATGCTCCGGCGCTCCTCGGAAGCTGCCTACATTGCCCAATTAGATGACGACGACCTGCTGAGTACAGAATATATTTCGACGATTCTACCGCTCCTCGATGGTGTTGATTATGTGGGATTTAATATCCAATGTTACGTGGATGGGGAACCTCTTCCGAAGTTGACGCATCACTCCCTTCGATATGGCGCCTGGTACGAGGACGAAACTGGATTCTATCGGGACATCTCACACATAAACCCAATGCGCCGGGATTTGGCGCTCCTAGAGCCGATGGAGGGCGGTCACGGGGAAGATCAGCGATGGGCTGACCGAATGCGTGCTCGGGACGTTCTGAGAACGGAACATTATGTAGATCGCGTATTTTACCACTACTACTTCCGAACCCGAAAGAACATGGGCAAGCCATGCCCGAAGTGCGGCAGTACGTCCACGGTGCTCGTCGGCGAAGGGACGGTATGCAACGCCTGTAGCCTCTCGTTCGACCGGCATCCCGAGCAAAAATCTTGTCTTTGGACCTAAAATCGGTATAATCGGCCCATCGAAGCAAGGCTAGGGAGGGATACGGGAGCGGTGCAGGGCCAGACCGCTCTCGTATTTCTATGGACAGGGAATTGTTTCCCAAAATGCTTCGCTACCACCAGTATTGCGCATTCGGATGCAACCATGAACTTCGGTAGAGGGAGAAATGATTGTAGTGGTTTTTCTTGGCACACATTCAAGGTAAACGAGACATCCTAGAAGTAGAAGTTCGGCGAGCATCGACAAAAGCATTATCGCCCTATAATTCCGGTCAATCCAAGCAGAAAAGCCAGTAGCAGAAGTATTCCCGCGCTCGATAGTGTCACCCATGCCGATTGCTGCCTCCCGGTGCCCCGCATTACTCCTCCAATAGAGGAAAGTCTGTTCCGTTAGAAGTGAAAAAGTCACACCGAAAATTTGGGGATACCCCGTTCTTGTCGGTCTCTTCATCTCGGAATATTTCGCAAGTATGGAACTTGTCGATCACGCGCTCGAAAAAGTGCTGGCAATTTTGGCACTTCTCTTCGCCTTCGGCTTCCCGGTATGACACTTCCTCGGCATCAAACTTAACGGGACGCGATTCCATCAATCTTTTGTAGAAGTTCTTGCTGACGGTTGCCATTTTCAGTGAACCTCAGTCGGAGGAACTTCGACATCGGATGGTCTCATTCGAGCCTTCGCTTCGATAGCCGCAATTTCCTCTTCGGAGAGTTCCAGTTCTGGAATGGGTGTAATCGGCCTTACGAATGACTTCCCGCATTTTCCACAATAGCGATCCGATTTGTCACCAATCTGACCACATTCACACTTTTTCGGTATTACGAGCCTTTCCCCATCGTCCCTGCAATAAAGGTCTCCGTTTCTTGGTTTAGTTTGGCATCGAGGGCAAACGAATTGATTCTCCGAGTTAATCGGTAGTTGGGCATTCGGACGCATGAGAGCTTGTACTTTCGCATGATGAAGGCAGCGGCAATCAGGATCGACGCAAGCCTCATGTTGACCCGAGACACAAGCTTCACTATAACCCGGCAGGATCGGTCTCCTTCCGTCCCCAACGAACATTCGCTGCGTGTTTGGCCTTGGCTCGATTCGCTTCCGACTTGGCCGGACTCGACACTCGACCACCCTTGGCAGCCCTGCATGACAAACAAGGAATAGGGCGATTGTGAATTGGGCAAAGTCCGATAGTTTCAGTGCCGCGCATGGTTGGGCATGATACTCTTTGTCGGGCTTGCATTCAAGTTGGGAATAGGCGTATCTTTCTCCCGATGCCCGAATTGCCGACCTGCGGAAATGCTTTAGCCGGAACGTGTGAACGATCTTCGGTTTATGTGTCCCGAGAGACCGATACTGTCTTCGTTCTAACCTGCCGAACTTGTTCCTCAATCAACGTATTCCCGAAAGAGCGAGATGAAAACGCCGGACGCTATCAGGCATTTTTGAAGAAGCAGGCCGCTCGGGAAGCACAAATTCGATATGAGTCTAGCCGACCAGAGTATTCATTCCCGGCTAGTGGAGGAAAATGACGTGGCAATGACAGCCGAGGCACGCGCTTTACAATCCGCAAAGATGAAGGAAAGTTGGATCAAACGCAAGGCCGAAAAGCAGCAAGTTCCCGCCGATCCTGCCCTCCGAGAAGCGATGGCCAAAGTTCCGATGAATGCCCCCATTGAACGCGGAACGATGGTTGCCGAAGTGAAGGATGAAGTAATTCCGACCGAAGCGTTGCCGGTATATCCCGTATCCCATTTCGTCGATCATATCACCATCGAAGTCGATTGGGAACACATCCCGATGAACGAAGGACAGCAATTCTATGCACACCTGAAATCGGAATTCGAGAACGCCGGTAAAATCCTGAATGCGCGGTCGATGCAGAGAACTTCCGGGTACGATTGTTTTATGTGTGGCAAGCATTTCGAGGGCCAGCCGAAGTATACCGACCACAGTTATAAAGACCCGACAACCGGCTTAGTTCCAACAATATACTGCTGCGGCGAGCATTGCGTGATTCTTTTTAATGCAAAAGTCATCCAAGAACGACATCAGCGCGAACTAGCTCGTGCTGCCGCCGAACGGGAAAATGCCTAAGATTTACGACCCAACTTGGCTGGATCGTTCTCGCACGTTGCTATCGCGTCTACCAATTAAGAATCGGCAGACTCATGCCATGACCCAATTTACTTTCTTTCCAAGTCAGGAGAGAAGGTTGCAAAAAATGCGCGAACAATGGAGGCGTGAGGGACACATTCGTATTATTGATTTGAAAGCTAGGCGTGTCGGATTTTCTTCGCAGACAACAGGGCTACTTTGGTGCCGTGGACTTGGCTTTCCGAATATGAATATGAAGATTGTCGCGCATCTCGCTCCGAGCGCGGAAGAATTATTTCGAGTGCCGAGCGATCTTTCTAGGGGATTCCCCCAATTTCCTCTAGAGGACATCCAACAAAAGAAAATTTATTTTAGACATAGCAATGGCGATAGCCATTTGACCATTGCTACAGCCGGAACCCCGGCTGCTGGTCGTGGGGGAACGCTCTCGGGATTGCTACTTAGTGAAGCTGCTAAATATTACGATCCTGAAATTTTCGTCGCCATGATTTCTTCTGTTTCTAAGGGTCCAGGAAGTATCGTGGTTATTGAATCGACTGCGAATGGCCGCGAAGGTCCCGGAGAAGCATTCTACGAATATTGGAACGAAGCCGTAGCCGGTAAAAATGGATATATTGCTAATTTTGCATCATGGCTCGAAGACCCAGATTTCATTCGTCCAGAGGAAGAAGCCGAAGATGCTCCTCGGGACGATCTTGAAAAAGAATTAATGGCTCCTCCCTTTAACGCAACGCGAGAACAGATTGCATGGATGCGAAGGACCAAAGCGGAAGATTGCAGAAACGTGGAAACTGCTTTTTTGACGGACTTTCCCCATTGTCTTTCGGGGAATACTAGAGTTCAGACATCCAGGGGGATTATTTATCTGTCGGAACTAAAGTTGGATGATAGAGTTTCCGGCAAAAATATAATCGGTGTGTTCCATGAGGGGGAGCAACCAACAAAAAGGATAACATTCAATTCGGGACGTGAAATAGATGTTACAGATGAACATCTATTCCCACTATTAAGCGGTAAATTGACTCGCGTATCTGATCTAAAAGTTGGGGATACGATCCCTCTTTCAATTCTAGATTTTGCGCCATCCTATTATTTGGTTCAATGGGAAGATTTTGGTGGGGTTAAATGCCATCTTGTAATAGATGAAGATTGGGGAAGATTTCTCGGATATTTCATGGGAGATGGTAGTTATCATGGTGCTCAAGTATCGATTTGCTGCACTAGGAAGGATGATGATGTAGTGGAGGATGTTGAACGCCTTTTTGACAAAATTTTGGGAGGCCATCAAACTAGAAATCCTTCGGTTGGATCAACCGAAATAAGAGTTTCTCGTCCAGCATTTCTTGGCCTTATGGAGAAATTGGGAATTCGTGCAACTGGATTGGATAAAAGGGGCGACCGTCTCCCAATGAGAAAAGTATGCGTCCCAGAATGTATTTGGCGATCTCCGAGGATTGTGGTGCGAGAATTTATACGTTCATTATTCGAAGCCGATGGTTGGAATGCATGGGAAGGCCATAGTATAAAATTTTATAGTCAATATCGGAGTTTCGTGCAGGAAGTTCAACTTCTCCTCCTTGGATTTGGAGTTACATCCACGATAAAACGAGCCAGTACACGAAGGGAAGGAAAGGTTTTTGAAGGGTGGTGGTTATATCTGAGAGCTAGTGAATCTCTTAGATATCATCAGGATATTGGATTTATTGGTAAGCGGAAAAATGTATGCGCTCCCTATAAACATTTGGGAAGAAAATCTCTACCAATCATTTTAGCTGATACGATATCGACCATCGAAAGTGTTGGTCTTCGGGAAGTTTACGATGTCAGACTTACCGGAGATAATCTTTTCAATGCAAATGGACTAATCACACATAATTGCCCGGAAGTTGCCTTCCAAATCAGCGGCGATCCTGCGCTTCCGAGAGAAGAATTGGCATACTGTGAAAAGACGATTAGACCACCTATTGCAAGAGGAAAATTCTATCGTCCTTCACCTCACGCTAAAATCGAATTTCACAAAGACGATAACGGCCCTGTATTCCTATGGAAATATCCCGTAAACGAAAACAACAAACCTGATGGATTGCACTATTTCATTGGCGCAGATGCGGCTCTCGGAACTGAGGAGGGTGATTTCACAGCTTATTGCTGTTTATGCGGGGAAACTGGGGAACTCGCGTGTCGATTTGCGGAAAGAGTGCCCCCTGAAATTCTAGCCGAGCAACTTAACATGTGCGGGAACTTCTACAATCTCGCAATGGTCAATATTGAATTGACCGGGAATTTAGGTCGATGGGCGCTCAAAGTTTTGCGGGATACATATAGATACTCCAATATTTATACATGGAAAGGAAGGGATGATCGCAGACGTGGGAAAACAAGAAGTATATCTCTTGGATTCGAAATGAACCAAGCTACGCGACGACTAATCGTAGATGCTGCTCGTAGTGGTATCAGGATGGGCATGAATTTCCAGCCTGGAGGCTTGGTATTGAATGACCGAGCCTTAATGGGACAAATTGGCGGTATGACAATCAAAGAATGGCGGTGGGAAATAAAGCGCGACCATGATGATATCGCCGTAGCCTGGATGATTGCCTGTTTGACACGCGAGCAATATCCTCCTCCCCGGATGAAGTTCGCTCCGAAAAATATCATGGACCCGCAGAATCCAAAGGAGATGCTTGCCGGTATTCCCATAAAAGAGGAAATTTCTGGCATGATACGCCGTGAAATGACTATGTTTATGAAGGCCGCGAAAACAAAACATCGTGACAGACTAGTCGGAGTGTGAAATGCCAGCTTATTCTCGTGGCGATGCGAGCCTAGAATCCTACCTCGTAAAAATCATTGCCGCTCTGTGCAAAGAGCGTGGTGGAGAGATTCGGGTCAAAGGCGAATTAATCGACGTAATCGACCAGCCGGTTACGCTAATGAAAAGTTGGGATTCGGCCTCGCAGGAATTGGTGCTTCGGACCACGATGGGGACATTTACGGAGGTTTATCGCGTGATCCCGGAGAAACAACCGACCAAGGAAGTGATTGCCGCCGATCCGATTCGGAAGCAGGTCCCAGAAGAGCCGAATCTATTCGCTCCGAAGGGGTCCACACTTGATGACCAAAAACTCACCGAACTCGAAAGGCAGTTGACTAAACGCAGGGTTGCGTCGATGATTAGCGAGGATTTGAAGAAACGGCAACGTCAGCCGGAGGCTTGAAAATGGACGAGCACGAAGTCGTATTACGGACCATGCTCCTAACTTTCCATCCCGACACTCTGGAACTCAATATCGACGCTCCGAATATGTCGCTCGATTTCGGTATTTCCATGCTCGAACGAGCGAAAAGATTGCTCGAACATCAAGAACGTGCGATTGTTGCTACGCAGATTTCTCAGGGAGTACGCGAAGAGGAACTCAATCGGGATCGGGCTAAAAAGGTTTTATCTAGGATAAAATTACAATGACCGAAGAAAGTGCCAAAGCGATATTCGAGCGAATCTGGCGTCAATTCTCCGTTGACCGGAAGGAAGGTCGCGCCTCCGCGAGCGCGAAGCTGCAACGGGCGCTTGCTGAACATGCCGGAGACCTTGTTCCCGCCTACGCGACGGCGAAGGAATTAATGACCATGATTTTCGATTGCGAGCAGTTTTCGAAAGGGGATCGAGAATCGAATAATGACGACCCGTTGACGAATATGAGCGATTGGCTGTCTGGAAAGACGGACCTTTCCCGAATTTCGATGGTCAAGGAGCGGACACATTGATTCCGACGTGCCCCTACTGCCAGCGTCCGATGCAATTGAACACTGCGACTAGCACCGAAACGCAGCAACAGTTCATTTGCGGGTGCCGGGGATACGTTCATTATGTCAATGTGCCGCAGTGGAAACCGCCGCTCGAACTTCGGAAAGCGAGGAAGTGATGAAAACTACTATAATACGGCAGTGTCTCGCCTGCCAGAAAACTATCGAAGTTCTAGTTTCCGAAGTCAATCGCGGCAGAGGGAAATTCTGTTCCATAAAATGCGCTATGTGGCATAGATGTGGAGCCATGACTCCAGAGGAGCGATTTTGGCATTACGTCCCCAATCGTCCTATTGGTAGTTGCTGGATATGGAAAGGGACATTGGGTAAAGCTGGTTATGGTCAATTACCAGATGAAAATGGAAAGTTGATATACGCCCACAGATTTTCTTTTAGACTGCACTATGGATTTCTACCAGATGACAAACTAATTTGTCATCGATGCGACAATCCACCATGTGTAAATCCTGACGATTTATTTCTGGGCACGGATGCCGATAATCGTATCGATTCGGCAATGAAAAATAGAACGGTCTACGGCGAGCGTGTGTGGAATTCCGTTCTAACCTCCGATACTGTACGCGAAATAATTAGTCTCCATAAAACCAAAGGGATCAGCCAGACATTATTGGCTTCTAAATTTGGCGTCACTCCATCTGCCATATCGAACATATTTATCGGTAGGACATGGAAGAGGATTTATAGGGAATTTGAATGTCACTAACTTTTGTCCAAGCACCGTTTATCACCACCGAGAATAAAACTGTCGCATTTCCCGGCGACAAGAAAATATCGAAGCAAATTGACGAATTACAAAGAATGTCGAAGCTCGAACGGGAGCAAAAACAGGGATCGAACCATGCCGAGGAGATGCGGAACTTCTACAATTTGAACGTGTACCCCTCGGCAGCTACCCCTTCCTTCCGGCCACGCGTCATCCTCCCCGAAGCGCAATTCCTAATGTGCTGCGAAGCTACTGATTTAACTAATGATACGCCACGTATCTATATCTCGGTGAATGGGAAAGCGGACGAACAGCGAGAGAAGGCATTTTCGGCAGCTTGGCGTCTCGGGATGTTCAATAACCGAATCTTCGACGCTGTGCTCTGGTCCCAATTCGTGAATCCGGCCTATCTGCAAGTGGGATGGTCTCCCGACGCTCGAAGCGGCAAGGGAATGGCCTGGATTGCAGCCGATGATCCCGAGACGATTTTCCCCGACCCGCACGCGAAGGACGACCGAACCTGGGCTTACGTCATCAAGGAGCGGTACTTCTACGTCGATGAAATTCGGCGCATGTTCCCGGAAAAGGGGAAGTACGTCAAGATTGGCGGCGGTTATGACGATTACGAAGACAACGAGATGGAAGGGTCGAGATTCGACCTCGGGATGGAACTTCCGCCTGGGCCGCTGCGCATCGATGCCCCCGAAGGTTTCGAGCATCAAAGGAACGGACCTCGTGTGCGTGTACGGTACGCTTGGGTTAAGGATTATGCCCGAGACCGAGTGGAAGAAATTGCGGGAGTTCGAGCGGGAGAAGGCTTCGAACTTGTAGTCCAGCCTAAATTTAAGTGGAGATTCCCGAATGGCCGATTCATCGTCGAGTGCAACGGAATCATTCTTGCCGATGGGCCGAATTTCATTCCTCGCCTTCCCGAAGATGATTTTGGAACTTTCCCATTTATTGGCATGTGGTCTATGCCTCACCTTGATAGCATGTACGGTCCTCCTCCAGTTCGGTACGTTAAGTCTCCACAGGATATTGCGGAACGGATGTACACGCAACTCATCGAAAACATGATCCGCACGAATAACGTGCAATGCTGGATTCCCCGAGATTCGAATATCGATATCGACGCTTACGGTGGATTGCCTGGAGAAGTGCAGGTTTACGACGGCGACAAGCCTCCGACCATGAGTTCGCCGCCGCAGATTCCGCAGCATATGACGCAAATACCGGAACTGTTGCTACAAAAAGTGGCTCGATATTCGGGCACAACCCCGGAGAGGCAGGGGCAATCCGGGGGAGGAAATATTTCACCGGAACTATTCGATGCGGCGGTATTTCAAGGGCAGACCTTTGTTCGGATGAAGGCTCGTCTGCTCGCCGAAAGTTATCAGCGTCTTGCTCGAATGGTTTTTTATACGATGGCCCGGTTCAAACGGCAAGAAGATATGCTCATGCCAGAGCGCAAAAAGCAGAAATCGTGCTCGTGGCTGCCGATTCCCGATGGAGCGGAATGCGATCTTGAACTCGATGCAGTTTCGCTACAGGCGGTTTCAAGCTCTATGATGAAAAATCTCGTAATGGCGCTTTCGAAGACGGGCGCTTTGCCTCCGAAATTCATCTTCGAGACCCTTGGGTTGCCGCAAGCTGAACAATTGGCGGAAGATGCACAGCATGCGCAAGAACTTGCGGCGGTAGCTCGCCTTAAACGCCCTAGATAGAATGAGATGACCGATATGAAAAAAGCACTGTTATTTCTCGCATTGATGCTTCTATCCGCCCGAGCGCACGCCCAGGTGACGCTCGCCACATTGAGTGGAACAATTACGGACACATCTTCGACTCCATATGCCCTCGGGACGTTGCTGATTAACTTCGTTCCCGGTGCAGGTCAATGCGGTCTCGGAAATCCGCCAAACTTCTCCTTCACGAAGTCCTACACTATACCCCTCGATGCGACCGGCTCTTTTTCCGGCTTCTCGCTACCTACAAATGCTTCATTTAATTCGACTTGCCTAAATTCCCAGTGGGCTTTTACGACCTCGGCGCAAGGTGGATACGGCGTAGCGACTATCAATCTGACGATAACTGGATCAGTTAGTCTTTCAACCTCTCTTTCGAATCAAGTTCGAATCACATGGTCGAATTCATCCCCGCCTCCACCTGGAGGCAGTGGACAAATTATCACCTCCATCGGAAATGCTCTGAATGCATGGGGAGTTTCTTCTTCGCCTCCGCCAGCGCAAATTCCATTCGGCGCTCCCGCTCTTGTGACTACTAATTTAATTGGCGATTACCGTTTCACCGAAGGTTCCGGTACTACGGATGTTGACGTTTCCGGTAAAAGCGGTCCTCTGACGCTCGTAAATGCTCCTACTTGGGTTACAGGCGGTGGTGTTACCTGCACGAGTGGCAGCAGCCAGTACATTTCTGTCCCGACTTCGATCACCACAACTGCCGTGTCGGTGGAAATGTATGTCAGCGTTCAATACTCAAACATTGGCGCATTACAGCAGAGAGCGCTCATCATCAATAGCGGAGGCGGCGGAACTTCAAATACCAGCGGTATCCTCGTGGACACCAGCAATGCGTTTCTAGGACCAGTGAATACCGGTGCACCGGACATCGGGGCATTTAAGAATGGTGGATTTGGTGAAGCCTACGAGAACTCGTACAACGGGACTGGTCTCATAACCTGGGTCAAGGGATCGAGCGCTGACGCGATTTACTTGAACGGCCAGCAATCCAGTCAATTAGTTCAAAATTCCGGTACGTTGGGCGTTGATACGGGAAATAATTTTCAGATTTGCGGGGCAGCAGCCGGATCGGGATATGCCAGTTCAACCTATCTGACAATGACGGTCTACTGGATACGATTCTTTAGTTCCGCGCTGAGTGCGCCGCAAGTCACGACCGACTACATAGGCATGTCCTCAATCGAAGCAGGTAATGGTTTCCCGGTTAGCGTCGGTGGAACCGATCAGGTTAATTATGCTATTGATGTTGGGGATTCATTGACAGGTTCCCCTGGAGGTTCTGTAGCCTATCCCACTCTTCTTACTCTCAATAATTCCTTGGTGACTGGTGTTCGCGGAGTATCGGGTCAACAGACCAACACGTTAATAAGTAATTTCCCCGTGATTATACCGCCGTTTTACTGTTCATCTGCTCAATTTTCACTTTTCAACTACTGGGAAGGTACAAATGATGTAGGAGGTGGCCTTACGGCAACGCAGACCGCAGGGAACCAAAGAAAATTCTGCACCCTTGTCCATCAATTCGGCGGGAAATGCAGCTTGATGACAATGATCGCTCGCGGAGCAAGCGCCTTTGCTTTTGCTGAAAGCGTAAATCCCCTGACTCGCCAACTTGTCGCGAACGGTTACGCCGACATGGTGATCGACATTGCCGCCGACACAAACTTCGCCCCGGGCAATGCGGCGACAGGGACTTGCTTCCTCGGAGATCAGACGCACTACACGACGGCGTGCTCCTACAACAACGTATCGGTGATGGTGCAGGCCGCAATCAATAGCCTGTACGGAAATTGGAGCTTCGGAACCGCAAACACATATTCCTCTGCTGGTGCCGCGGCCATCGCAACGACCGCGGGATCGGAATCCACGAACACGATGACGTTCACTTCGGCGGGATGGACTGCGGCGACGTTTGTCGTCGGAACTCGGATGGTCTGCGCCGGGATCACGCCGGCCGGATACAATGGCGTGTGGCAAATCCTCTCGAACGGCGGAACGACCGTCACTGCCTACAATGGAACGACGGGGCTTGGCGCAATCAGTGTTCAGGGAACCTGCCAAGGTGAACAGCTTCAGCAGGCAGACAACTATGCCATCCTGAACAGCGGCGGAAATTTCCTGCTTTCAAGCTGCCTTGACTGGGTCGGCCGAAACGTGAACCTCTGGAACATCAACGGGTCGTCCGGCACACTCGTGCCGTTCAACTCTGAAACTTTCGTTGGAAGTACGACGGTGACTTCTAACGCTGTGGCGATTCTTAGCTCAGTACTGACGAGCAATACGGCTGGCGGATGTAAATGGTTAAGGTTGCAATGAAGTCCATCTAATGGAAAATTAATGAAACTACCATTCATTCTCCGGTCCGAACATGACGATACCGTCAAAGAAATGTTGCTGTCAATTGATGCCCTAGAGCAACGTCTCAGGGATGTCGAACGTCAATTCGCTGTCGAATATGACGATGCCGGGAAAGTAGTCAAGACTCTGGCCGATGTTCCGCCAACAGAGAGGGCCAACGTAAAGGTACTGAAACATCCGAGGAATCCTATGTTGGGAATGAGTTGG